CTCCGGTCGAAGCGGTCATAGCATACAAGTCGGACAGAATTGCCCGTGACATAAAGCTGTACTTCTACTTCCTGTTCGTATTGGAAAAGCGGGGCATCAAACTGTTGTCCGTCAAAGAGCAATTCGATGACGATCCGTATGGACTTTCGTCTGTCTACCGCGCACTAATGCTGTTCGTGGCGGAGCAGGAGCGCAAGAACATCACACTCCGTACTGGTGGTGGCAGAGCGACCAAGGCAAGACAGGGCGGCTACTGCGGCGGTAACGTACCGTATGGATATATGAACAAGCGCGGTACTGGCCGGTTGGAAGTGGTCGAAGACGAAGCCGAAATGGTCCGGAAAATCTTCAAGATGCTGGACGCGGGTTGGCCGATGGAGGATGTGGCGGACGAATTGAATGACCAGGGGTATCGCACCAGGTCGGGCAAGCATTTCCGGTTCTACCACATTCGTAGCATCCGCGACAACCGCAAGTTTTACGAAGGATATTATAAATACGGCAACATGGAGGAATGGGTGAAGGGCGCACACACGGCCATCCTGGACGAGATCAGGCCGCTGGTTGACGCGCACGACATTCCGGACCGCGACAAGTTTGCCGACACCGAATTGAAAAACAGACCGTTATAAGGGAGGATAAGGCATGGCGGACAACCCATTTCACACGATGCCAAAGGCGCGGAACCATACGGAGCGCATCATAAAGGACATAATGCGGCGCGGCATGAGCAAACCGGGCTCGATGAACGACCTGTTCGATTTGATCCGACAGCTTCAGATCGACGGAGCCGTAATGGTCGATGGCGAACCGGTATTCGACAAGGAGAATTTCCGTGACGCGGCGATATTCAATTCCGAATTGCGCCGTATTGCTGCCGAGAAGATCCGGAAGAACGGCGACCCGGATATGGTCGAACTGTACAAGCGCAGTCTGCTGCTGGACGCTAAGTACAACTTCGACTGCTATTGTAGGTATCTGGAATTTAACAGACCGGCCAAGAAGAAGTTTTACGAACCGAGGCGGAAACAGCTTAAACCGATAGCGGACGCAATGCAGCAGTTGGCCGATGGCGAATTGGATATACTGTCTGTTTCGGTTCCTCCTGGATGTGGCAAGACCACGCTTTCCATCTTCTTCCTGTCCTGGATCGGAGGAAAGAATCCGGAACTGTCCGTATTGGGCGGTTCGCACAGCAACAGTCTGTTGCATGGCATCTTCGACGAACTGCTTCGGGTCCTTGATAAAGACGGCGAATACCTGTACAACGATGTGTTCCCGCTTGCACCGGTGGTAGGCAATTCGGGCAAGGAACTGCGAATTGATCTGCAAACCCAGAAGCGATTTGAAACATTTGAGTTTAGTTCAATCGGTTCCGGAAACGCCGGTAAGGTGCGGTGCAGTCGGTTGCTGTACTGTGATGACCTTATTGACGGCATCGAAACCGCAATGTCGCGGGACAGACTGGATAAGTTATGGCAGCAGTATTACACCGATTTGCGGCAGCGTAAGATCGGCAACTGCGCCGAACTGCACGTAGCTACGCGATGGTCTATTTGGGACCCTATCGGACGGTTACAGCAAGAGTATGACGGCGACAAGCGGGCAAAGTTTCTTGTGTTCCCGGCCATGAACAAGAACGACGAATCGAATTTTGACTATCCGTATTCGCTTGGGTTCACTACGGAGATGTACAAACAACAGCGTGAGATCATGGACGAACCAAGCTGGCGGGCGTTGTACATGAACGAACCGATAGAGCGCGAAGGCCGTTTGTACGATCCGGAGGAACTGCGGTATTATTTCGCACTTCCCGATGTCGAACCGGACAGCATTCTTGCGATTTGCGATACAAAGGAACAGGGCGACGATTACCTGGCCATGCCGATATTCTACCAATACGGGCAGGACTACTACCTTGAACAATGGGTATGCGACAACGGCAAGGTTGAAATACTCATGGAGAAAGTGGTCCGTGCGCTGATTGACCGGAAGGTGCGCCTGTGCCGAATTGAATCAAATCGTGGTGGTACGCTGTTTGCCGCAGATGTTCAGAAGCGGCTGCGCGAATTGGGCGGAATAACAACGATCACTACGAAATGGACGCAGACGAACAAAGAAGCGCGGATACAGACCAATTCGGGGTGGGTAAAGTCGCACGTACTGTTCCGAGATAACACAGTACAGAACAAGGAATACCGGCTTGCCATGAACCAACTTATCGGATACACAATGGCTGGCAAAAACAAGCACGACGATGTGGCCGATGTTCTTGCTATGTTCGTGGATATGATCGCATCGTCCGATGTGAATACCGCCGTCGTTATGCACCGCCCGTTCTGAATTATACAATTCATCAAAAGACCCTTAACCGGGTCTTATTTTTTTACTCATTTTCACAACATTGTCAAATTGTACAGGGTGACGCGGTATTTTTTGCGGAGGGATAGCGTGGTATGTTTACTGTGTAAAGGTGGTTTTCATCTTTGCGTATTTCTGCATATTCCGGACGATCCTCCTTCTTCGTGTGACCTCCTTCATCCCCTCCATGAGCCTCCGTGCCGGTCCGGAGGAAAACATAGACCGGCCCCCACGATTTGGAACAGAGCAACACTACTGAAAACAGCATTCGCGTGGTAAGCGGAGCCTTATTCGGGCGGCGCGATATTTTTACGGCCATTGACGAATTGACCGCAGAGAATGTGGTCGGTGAAGTCAATTCTGCCCTGGTTTACCACTTCCAGAACATCCTGGAAGAAGAATACCTGTACTGGTATCGGCGCGGATTGCAACCCGTATTGAACCGTCATAAGGAACGCAACAGTTTCGTGCTGAACAAAGTGGTCGAAAACCACGCGCAGGAGATTGTCGAGTTCAAGGACGGGTATCTGTTCCAACAGAAGTGCAACTACATTTCCCGCCGCGCTGGGGTCAAAAACAAGGTAAATCGTCTTAACGAGTACCTGTACCGTTCCGGAAAGCAGAATGCGGACAACGAACTGGCGAACTGGTTCCATACGGTCGGCAAGGCCGCGCTGTATGTGGAGCCGTCGGACGAATTGGATTCTCCCATCAAGGCGTATGCAATCGACCCGCGCAGCGCATTCGTTGTCTATTCGCTTCGGCCTGGAAAGAAACCGGTATACGCGGTGAACATGGTAATCGACGGAGATTTTGTCCATATCGATGTGTTCACGAAGGACCGGATCTTCCGTTTGGGCGGAGCCGTCACGGGCAAGACCACCACGCCTTACCCCACCTACGAAGCGATTGCCAGCACTCTGGAACGGGTCGAGGAAAACCGGCTGGGGCATATCCCCATCATCGAGTATCGATACAATTCGGTCAATATGTCCGCGTTCGAGGGAGCCATCTTCCTCCTGGATGCCATGAACAACATCCAGTCGAACCGTGTGGACGGCGTTGAGCAGTTTATCCAGTCCATCGCGGTCGCCGTGAACTGCCAGTTTGAGGAAGGGACCACGGCGAACCAGATCCGTGAGGCTGGCATGATCGCGTTGAAGTCGGTCGGTGAGAACAAGGCCGATTTCAAGATTCTGTCCGAGGAACTTAACCAGTCCCAGACGCAGACGCTTGTGGACGATCTGTACGACAAGGTGTTGCTGATCTGCGCCATGCCAATGACGGCACGTAAGGGCGCAGGAGCCTACGACAGCACGGGCCGCGCCGCCATATTCAACAACGGATGGGAACAGGCCGCAGCGTCCGCACGGCAGACCGAAGAACTGTTCATGAAATCGAACGAGCAGTTTGACATTATCTTCACCGATGTGCTGCGGAAAAAGGGCCTGTTGGACATCAATCTGTCCGACTTTGAACTGTCCATCGTCCGTAATGAAACAGCCGGTATGCAGTCCAAGGCCCAGGCGTTGCAGACCATGTTGGCCGCCGGTATGCACCCCGAACTGGCATTCACCAAATCGGGCATCAGCAACGATCCTGTCAGCGATGTCAAGATGTCCGAACCGTATTTGAAGATGATCTGGGGCGACCCTCTCAAAGCGGACCAGACCGAACAGCAGACGAACGGCCAGGGTGAAGCGGAGATCATCGAATCGGACAACAACAACGGTGAGAACGTATCCGGAGGCAGCGTGTAATGGACAGACTTCCTCCGTTCGACCAGCTTGCCGTACTGCGTTCCGAATTGGAATCCGATTTTGCGGCTGGACCGGAGGAACGGAAACGCCGCAAGCGTGACCGCATCGACGAGATCCTTGAAATGCTGATTATGGCATATATGTTTGGCAACGAATCGGCAAACACCATGCTATTCGGCCCGGACATTGTGGACACCATCGACCCGGACGAACCGAACCGACCCGTGCGAATTGATGTGGACGATATGAATAAGTCCGTGTTCAAAGACATAGCCGGTAAGGATTGGGAACAGCGCGTATCGGAATATTACGATTCGGATAGCGGAACAGTAGACGATGTGATCCGCGTGGTCGATACCGATATGAACCGGATCTACAACGATTCCGTACTGGATGTTGGAGAAAAGGCGAACCGTGGAAAGGTGGAACAGACCGATACGGATATTCCCGTTCCGGACGCAACGGGGCGGGTGATGAAGACATGGGAAACCATGCAAGATGATCGGGTCCGGTTGGGGCATGAACTGCTTCAAGGCGTAACGATTCCCATCAACAAGCGGTTCTACACGATGGGCGATTCGGCAAGGTATCCGGGCGACTTTACAAGTCCGGAACTAAACATCGGATGTAGATGCAGACTTGAACTATCAATGGCATAACGCCGTGGATATATACAGTCAGAGAAGACTTAAAAACGCACAAGACAGACAAGTCTATAAAACAGAAATCCGGTCAGAGAAGACCTAAATCGCGAAAGGAAACTGAATATGGCAAAGGTAAAACTCGACACTTCCCGAATTGCGGGATGGGATGATCTGTCCGCAGAGGACAGAGTGAAAGCACTTCTGGAACAGGAAATTGAAGTAGAACAGCCAGAACCGGCGGACACGCTAAGACTGAAAAACGCATTAAACAAAGCGTGTGAAGAAGCTGCCTCCTATAAAAAGGCACTTCGCGAGAAGCAGACCGAAGCGGAACGAGCCGAAGCGGACCGTGCAGAGCAGTATAAAGCGTTGCAGGACGAATTGGCAAGCTACCGCGATAGAGAGCGAATCAGTACCTATAAAGCTAATCTCATGGGCGCGGGTATTGACGAGCCGACCGCCGATTTGATGGCTAAATCCCTTCCGGAAGGAGTATCGGATGAGTATTTCCTGGCCACCAAAAGTTTCCTTGATAACCAACGCCAGAAACTACTGACGGAATCCATCAACAAACAGCCTGGTCTGTCTGTAGGCACACCGCCCACGGCGGCACAGGCAGAGAGAGAGGAAGAAAACCGGTTGCGAAAGCACATGGGACTGCCTCTCCGATAAATAAAAAACATAAGGAGAAATAACAAATGGCTACTACCGTTGTCGCGCCTGCTGCAAACAGCATTGCGTATGCACAGAAGTATCTGCCGCTGCTGGATGAAGCGTACAAAGCTGATTCCAAGACCGCTATCCTCGACACCCTGTCCGACTACGTTCAGTTTACCGGCGCGAACACCGTCAACATCTTCAATCTGAACCCCGTCGGTATGTCCAACTACGACCGTAATGCCGGTTTCGTCCCCGGTGATGTGACCGGTACTTGGCAGCCCTACGTGCTGGAAACCGACCGTGGCCGGTCCTATCAGGTGGACTTCCTCGATAACGACCAGGCGATGGGCCTTGTGGTTCCCAACCTGCTTGCCACCGTCGAGCGTCAGCACATCATCCCCGAAGTGGACGCTTACCGTTTCGCCCAGTACGCCGGTGGTGCTGCCGCGTCCAACGTGGTCACCGAAACCCTTTCCGCCGGTGCTGCTACCGTGGCCTCCATCGACCTGGCCACCGCGACCCTGGACGATGCTGAAGTGCCTTATGAGGGCCGCATCCTGTTCGTGAATCCCACCACGTACCGGTTCCTGAAGGGCGGCATCACCCGCATGGTCATGAACCGCGACCGCGATGTGGATTACAACGTGGAGATGTACAACGATATGCGCGTCATCACGGTTCCTACCGGCCGGTTCCAGACCGCTATCACGCTGAACGCTCCCACCACCTCCAGCGGTGCTGGCGGATTTGCTCCTGCTTCTGGTGCTTCTGCCATCAACTACATGATCGTGCATCCCTCCGCCATCCTCCAGGTCATGGCCCACTATGCGCCCCGGATCTTCAATCCCGAACAGAACATCGAGGCCGATGCGTGGCGCGTACAGCCCAGGTTCGCCCACGGTGCTTGGGTCAAGGCCCATAAGGACAACGGCATCTACGTGTCCCACGCCTAACACATGGCAATCCGCAAGAACGCGGATGGCAGCGTGACCGTGGGGATCCTCCCCGAACTGCTCAAATCGGTCGAGCCGGGCGAACAACCCGGCTTGGCCGAACCGGAAAAACCCAAGGCGAAGCGCAAGGCAAAGTCAAAGTGAGGTACACCGCATGACACAGCAAGAAGCAATCACTATCGTTCAGACGCTTTTAGAGGGCGATCCTGCCGCAACGGACGCTCTTGTGGGCGTTTACCTTGACGATGCGAAAGCGGCCATTCTGCGCCGTTTATACCCGTTTGGCGGGTATGAGGACGCGGACATTCCGCCTGTGTACGAATTGCTTTGGTGCAAGCTGGCCATGCGGTACTGGCTTCGGCGTGGAGCAGAGGGCGAATACATCCATGACGAGAACGGTGTGAACCGGCACTACGCCAGCGTGAACGACGAAGACCTTTTGTCAGAAGTTACACCGTATGCGTGGATAGCGGGGACTTGATATGAATTGCCTTGCACGAAACAAGACGGTCATATACTACGCCACGGTTAGCGGAACGACCGAACTGACCGACGAATACGGAAACAAAACGGGCCAGTACGAACTGACCTATTCCGAACCGGTAGAATGGGCCGCTAACATACGCTGGGATTCCGGTGCGGTTCAGCTTGACGGATTCGGTTTGAACCAATCCGGAACGCGGCGAATCGTTACGTGCGATGTGAACGTACCCATTACGGACAGCACAATCCTGTGGATCGGAATCACACCGACCGTGGACGAGCAGACCGGAGAAGTCAGTCCAGCGCACAACTACGTGGTATCGGGCGCACCGGAACGGTCGCTAAACCAGCTTGCGATACTGGTCCAGGAAGTGAACGTATCGTGACGGTTGATGTAAACATCTTCGATTACGCCAGCGTGTCAAGGGCGCAAAGACGGTTAGACGAATACTTTGCCGATTTGATTGAAAAGGCTAACACAGTATGCGAACGACTTGCGACCATCGGTGCGGTTCGTGCCAGCCTTGATTTTTCAAGAGCCATATACAACGGTACGAACGATGTAGCGGTAACCGTTGAACCAATCGACAACGGGTACGCTATCCACGCAACGGGAAATGCTGTTCTGTTCATCGAATTTGGGTCCGGCGCATCATACGGATACGGGCATCCGGAACCGGAAGGATACGGACCGGGAACGTACCCAGGCAAAGGGCATTGGGACGATCCGAACGGTTGGTGGTACGGAAACCACGAACACAGTTACGGTAATCCACCGGCACAGGCCATGTACAACGCAAAACGCGACATACAGGCAGAAGTACAACGCATAGCAGACGAGGTGTTCAACACATGATAGACATTGAAAACAAAGTCTTAAATGATGTCTTTGCTGCTGTGCGTTCTGCTTTTCCAGGGACGCAATGCTACGGAGAATACGTTGCCGTTCCCGCCGCGTTCCCTTGCGTCTGCATCTACGAAGCAAGCAACAGCACCTATCGCCGGTCGCAGGACACCGATTTGCAAGAGCATCAAGCTAACTTGATGTACGAATGCAACGTTTACAGCGACAAGGCGACCGGAAAGAAAACCGAAGCACGGTCCATTGCGAAATTGGTTGACGAAACCATGCAGGACATGAAGTTTACACGGACTTTCTTCCAACCTTTGCCGAACCTGGACCGAACGATATACCGCATTACGTTACGATGGGAGGCCGTAGCTGGCGAACCGATTGTAACGGACAGCGGGAATGTAACATATCAAATGTACAGAGAATGACGAGCAATCGTCAAGAAAGGATAAACTATGGCACTTGAAATTTCCACCGCTGGCATCTCTTTGAAGTATGCCGTGGAAACTACTGCCGGGACGCGGCCCACTACGGGTTATACCGCAATCCCCAACATCAAGGAAACCCCCGACTTTAACCCCGAGCCCAGCACCTTGGAAGTGACGGACCTTTCCGATTTGGTTTGGAAACGCTACATTGCCGGTTTGAAGGACCCCGGCGGCGCGATCAGCTTCACCGCGAATCTGACCGCTGCGTTCAAGACCGCGTGGGAAACCCTGGTCAGCGCGTACACGACCGCAATCGCATCCAGCAAGGCGACCTGGTTTGAGATCAAGGTTCCCAACATCGGCAGTTTCTACTTCTCCGGAATCCCTTCCGAACTGGGCATCAACGGTATGTCTGTGGACGCTGTGGCGGAATCCACCGTCTACATCACGCCCAACCAGATCGAAGGTTGGGACACTTCCAGCACCTAAGACCAATTCGGGGCCGAGGGCGGAAATGCCGTCCGCTGGCTATATGCGCGATCCGTGGGTGGCGACACGGCGACCCCGATTTGAATAAAAACAGAAGGAGCAGACAAACATGGAACGAGTAAAGCCTATCGAACTGACCGACAACGAAACAGGCAAAACCTATACGTTGGAGTTCAACCGGGATGTGGTGCGCCGCGCTGAGCAGAACGGATTCAGCATCGACGATTGCGCCAAATTCCCCACGAAATGCTACGACCTGTGGTATTACAGCTTTTTCATGCACCACGAACGCGAGATCAAGCGCAGACGGACCGACGAACTGCTTGACGCGGTTGGTGGTGTGACGGACGCACCGGATGGTCTGTTTGAGCGACTTGGTGAACTGTACGCACAGGCGTACAAGACCATCGGTGACGAAAAAAACGGACGGGTGACGGTGACGCTGTAACGGACCAGGCGGCATCCACCGTCCGCTATCAATATCCGTCCGATGCGTTTGAAGATGCTTGCCCTGTTTATATGCTGTACGGAATGTCGTATGACGATTTTTGGTACGGCAAACCGGAACTGGCGACCGCGTACAGGAAACTACACCGGTTACAAGCGGAACAGACGAATCAGCAGTTATGGTTACAGGGCCTATACGTTCAGAACGCAGTAGCCGTAGCAATAAACAACGCATTCAGCAAGCAGAAGCAAAAATACATTGCCGAACCGGTGCGGCTGTTCCCGATGACAGAGGACGAGAAAGAAACCAAAGCGGAAGAAACCAGGCAGAAGTTGATTGCGAAACTGAACGCATGGAAAGACGCTTTTGAAAAATCGAAAGGCAACAAATAATGGCAGATGTTACCCTAAACATACGGCATAACGCAGGACAGGCTACGGGCGAAGTGACCGGCCTGTCCAATGCTATGGCGCGGTTTGCATCTACTTCTCAAAGCGCGACAAAAGCAGGAAACGCAGCCGCAAGCGGATTTACCCGAATTGGAAAGGCTTGTCTTAGCGCGGGAGAATCGGCAAAGAAAGGCGCGACCGGAATTGACAAATTTGTAAGCAGCCTTGGCCGTATTGCTTTCTACCGCGCCATCCGTAGCGCGATCCGGTACGTTACGGAAAGTTTCAAACAGGGCCTTGAAGCGGCGTACAACTGGTCTAAGGAACAGGGCGGAGCGAACGCACGGTTGGCTGCCGCAATGGATAGGTTGTCCGATGCGTCCGGCAAAATGAAGCTACAACTTGGCGCGGCATTCGGCGGACTTATCGTTGCAATAGAACCTATCCTAATCCGCATCATCAACCTTGTTACGGCGGCGGCAGACGCGGTGACACGGTTTTTTGCCGTACTGAACGGGTCCGGAGTATACAAGAAAGCTGTTGGCGGATTTGAACAGATGGGAAGTGCAGCCGGTGGCGCAAACAAGCAGATCAAAGGCTTGATTGCATCCTGGGACGAACTGACCATCATCGGCAAGGAAACCGGAGGCGGAGGCGGCGGGTCGAGCAACAGCGGGTACACCGGCGACTACGTATGGGAACCGGCAGAATCCGAATTGGGAACTGCTCTAATAGAAGGTAATCTAAGCAGGATAGGAGAAATTATCGGAAATCAGCTTCGCGAATGGAGCGACAAACTGGACGAGTGGTGGAACAAATACTTTGGCCCCGATAACAACTATTGGGATGTTGGCCTTGAAGGGGTAAAAGACTTCTTCGTAGGTTTGCTTAGAGGAATGGGTTTTGAAACCGCCGCGCAAAACCTTGAACTGTTTGCCGAGAAAGTAAAAGCCGCGCTTGGACTTGCACAGGAATATTACAATGCGTTTTTGGACGCACTTGAAAACAGCCGGTTAAACATCATCATTTTAAGTTTTCAAGGTTTCTTTACGGGACTTGAAAGAGATTTTAAAAGCCTTGCGTTAAGCATAGCGACCGAAATTCAAAATTCGGCAGTATTGCGTAAAATCTTCGGGGATCAATCCGCGTACATATTCCAGTTGGATGTGGAGATTGCCGACGCAAACACAAACCTGAAAACAATCGAAGATAAAATCAACGAACTGATAGAAACCGGAACTAACGGAATCGACATTGATGCTCACGTAAACCACGAAAAGGTTGACGAATACAAGGAAATTCTTAACGAACCGTGGAGAGTAGAAGTAAAACTCATAAATCCGATTGACCCGTCGGAAATATTCGTTGGCGGCAACAACAGCATTACGACCGGCGGAACGCACGGAACCACTCTTGCTCTTGGCATCCTGCCGCACGTAGATTTAACCCCGTCGTTCCTGGAAGACAGGGACTACCTAACCGACCCGCTTTCCGTAAGCGTCAAGCCGAAGCTAACGACAAGCGACCTGTCCGTCAACGTTTCGCTTGGCAACGCATCGAATTTGACCGCATCGGTTAAGCAAGCATTGAAGACGCAAGTCACGGTCAAGGTAAAACCGTCCGGAGCGGGCGTAAACGGAACGGTGTACTTAGCGGCGGCTGCATCCGGTGGCTTCTTCGACGCGGGGCAGTTGTTCATTGCGCGAGAGGCCGGACCAGAAATGGTCGGTACTATCGGCGGCAATACGGCTGTTGCGAACAATGACCAGATCGTTGCTGGTATCCAGTACGGCGTACAGGCTGGTATGCAACAGGCCAACGCGGAACAGAACGGACTGATTCAGCAGATCGTGAACTACGCTTCGCAGATCGCGCAGAAGAACTTGACCATATCGCCGTCTGTCGGTCTTGGACAGGTTATGGCGCGGTCGGCAGAACTGTACGGGAGGGCCGTATAATGGGACACGTAATCGGAATTGACACAACCTATACCGGAAATCCAGTATCGTTCAATGCGGTCAATGGCGGAACGATGAAGTCTGTTAGTGTGCCACTCACACCTACCCAAGACCTCCACGGCTACTCTAACCCGTGGCCTGCGGGGGGTGGGGTGAACAAGTTTGACGAAGAAATGGTTCTTGGAATCCTAAACAATGACGGAACTGTTTCATCGAGTACGACAAGACTTGTATCGAAAAATTTCATCCCAATCACGGCTGAAACACAATACTCAATGTCGTGGGATAAACCGGGAACAAGCACAGCAAGGGCAAGAGGTGCTTTTTACGATTCAACCGAAACATTCCTGTCTTATACAGGGGATTTGGGTTCTACCCCTAAAGAAGAAAACGGTCGATTGGTCACGCAGTTTACGACCCCACAGAATGCGGCATATCTGAAAATTTGTATGTACTCCACATACGGCACTACATACAAAAACGATATTACAATCGGACTATACAACGAAAGCACAAATGGGAAGTATTATCCCTACTCCAACATCTGCCCCATCAGCGGCAGGACGGGTCTGTCGGTGTACAGGACGGGGAAGAATCTATGCTCAGTTAATGAATTGCCAGCGAATCCGACATACTACTGGGGTTCAAATTATTCCATTATCGTAAACATTCTGAACACTTTGCCAACGGGAACGTACACAATGTATGTTACGCAAGAGGTTGTGACTATGCCCAGTAACGGCAAGGTTACACACGGAAGGCCGTATCTTACAGCCTTACAGAACGGAACGCAAACGCCTGTACTGAGCTATTCCGTGGCAAATGATGATTCTCCGTATGTTGGGAAAACGTATCGTGATGGCGGCACATTCACTATAACCGAAGAAATCAAGGGCAATTTCAACAACGCTTACTTCTACTGCGACCAACGAGATACGCACAGCGGAAATGGCAGAGGAACGTATAACGTAAAAGAGATTCAAATAGAACTTGGCTCCACCGCAACCACCTACGAACCCTATCAAGGCACAACCTACGCCGTGGATTGGTCAACCCAAGCTGGCACGGTCTACGGCGGCACGTTGGATGTGGTCACGGGGCTGCTGACGGTCACGCATGAAAGCGTAAACATTGATGACCTACTGTTTTCCTACGATTCCACCAACAAATATTTCAAGACGGAAATAGAGGATAGAAAAGTAGGAAATTTCGCTTTCTTTGGCAGTAGCGCACTTGCTATATCTCCTACATCCATTTTCGGACAGATGCCAAACTGGAGTTTCGTGGGAGGCAGTAGTAACAAGAACGTATACATAAAATGCTTTGATTATACCGACCCAACAGCGTTCAAAAATGCTCTAAGTGGGCAGACAATTGTCTACGAACTCGCCACCCCGCTCACGTATCAGCTTACGCCGAAGCAGATTGCGGCATTGATTGGCCAAAACTACATCTGGTCGAGCAACAACGAAACGCTTACTGCCGTATTGACCGCACCGGCGACCGGTTTTGCCGGATGGCTTATCAAGTGCGTAACAAACGGTACGCCTGTCGAGATTCCGCTTAAATACATGAGGGCCGAAACGTACACGGTCACACCGGATCAGCGCATGGAGTGGTCAGCAGAGCGTGATGTTACCGGAGTGCTGCACCGCGAAACCGTGCAGAACCTTCCGCCGAAGATCGAGTTCAATACGCCGTTGATGACCAATTCTGACATAAACGCGCTGAACAGCATCATCAAGGCGGCATTCACGAACTACTTGCAGCGGAACGTAACGATTCAGTTTTACGACCCGGAGCGCGACCAATATTGGGAATGGGACTGCTATATGCCGGATGTGAAATACAACATCCGTAACGCTGACACCGTGAACAACATAATTAACTACGAAGAACTACGGTATGCCTTTATCGGATATTAACGGCCACTATGAATTGGGCCGCATGAGGTAATACAATGTACCCTGTTGTAGACAAATTTCATCAACTTGTTAAACAGGACGCGCCGACTACACGCTGCCGGATCTATTTCATTGGCGATAGCGTGGACTGCACGGATGATGCGGCTGTGGTAGCCAACGGCGTACTGCTCAAACGCAATCCTGGCGACACGGACTCCAACGGTCGAATCGCCCAGGAAGGTTTGTCCGTAATGGATATGTTCAATACGGATGTGAACACACAAGTCGGTTTGGCCGTATCAACACCTGTCGAATTGAACCTGTTGAATCCGGACGGTGCGCTTAACAACTTCGCGTTTGGCCGGTGCAAAATCTTCATTGATGTGTTTGATCCGGACGCGAATGATTGGCTGCCTTGTCCGATTGGCGTATTCATCATCGACATTCCGGTGAAGCGCAATCTGCAAAAAGTCGCGGCAAGCGGATACGACCAGATGCGGAAACTTGACGAACTGGCAGACGCATGGTGGAACGAGATCAACTGGACAGGCGGCGTGACCGTTTCCAGTTTGATAACTTCGCTTGCATCGTCCGTTGGGGTCGCGCTTGATCCTAATGTATCCAGCCACATACTGAACGGTTCTAAATCGTACACATCCGCGCCGTTTGCAGCGAACCAACTCACTTACAAGAACATTGCCGCGTGGATAGGCGGAGTGACAGGAACGAACGCATACTTCACCAGGGACGGTGCGCTTGATTTTAAGTGGTTCAGCGTGGCCCAGATAAACGGGCAGAACGTAGTGTTCAATTCGGACATACCAGGAAACCAAGTCCTCAACATCGAAACGGCGGAATACGTTGTCACTCCTGTCGATATGCTCAACGTACTGTGCGCCGACGCGGAACTGAACGCAACGGTAGGGTCCGGCGGAAACATCTTCACTATATCCGGCAACCCGTTCTATGCAGGTGGATCTTCGTCCGATATTGTAACGCTTGCAACGCCTGTATACAACCGCATTTCTGCGATTGGTGGGTACACTCCGCTCAACGCAACGGTCATTACGGACTGGTCAATCGAATCTGGCGATATAGTCTACTTCATCTTCCGCGACAACGCTACGCCCGCGCTGATAATGCAGCAAACGCTTACATGGCGCGGCGGATACGTTCTTGCGAACATAACTTCAAACGGCGAAGCGAACAGGCCGACACGCACAGAAGCACAACGGTCACTTTACAGGAATGAAGTGCAGACGCACGAATTTGAAGTGACTGTGAACCAGTTGCGGTCGCTGATACAGGACCTTAACGGCAACTACACGCTGATTAACCAAACCGTAAACCGGATCGAGAACACGGTATCCGGACAGGGCAACCTAATACAGAGCATCCTTGACCCGACAGGGCAGATTTGGACGGCGATCAAAACCAATTCGTCCGATTTGGACAGTTTGGAAGACGCGCTGAACGGTGAAATTTCGGAGCGCAAAAGCTACATCCGTTTCCTTCCACTTGAACCGGCAATCGTTCTTGGCGTAGACACGGGAAACGAGATCAAGTTGAAGTTGGTAAACAACATAATTTACTTCTTCAACGGGGACGATGACAGCACCGATTTGAGCCTTGCATACGCTTACTTCAATTCGGAAGAAGCTGGTGCAGACAGGTTCGTTGCAAAGGAATCCGTGCAGATCGGGCGCGACACATCCGTTGCGCGGTGGATGTTTAAGGAACTGTCGAACGGCGATTTGGTCCTTGACCTTGTGTGAGGTAAAATATGGCAGGAATTGTCACAAGAGATGTTTACTCATCGGCATGGTACGGTCTGTACATAGACTTCTATGCAAACGGCGGGGATACCGTCCCGTCCGGTCAATCCACATTCAGCTACACATCCGCTGCAAGTGTAACGCTGTCGCTTACGATTTCGTCTACTGTTCCTACACGAACCGGATATAGGTTCCTTGGCTATGCTACATCAGCAAGCGGGTCCGTACAGTATCAACCGGGGCAAAGTCTAAGCAAGTATTTCTCCCGCAACGCAACGTATGTCCGAGAGGAACAGACGCAGGAAGGTGCGAACATTGTCATCACGCATTACTACACCTGTTCCGACCAGGCGTACACGTACAACCTTTACGCGAAATGGGAGGCCGCAGCAAGCACCGTATCGACAACGGACGGCACAATCGGATCTTCGCAGACAATAAGCATTACGGCAGCCGACCCGTCATACACGCACACGCTTCGGTACGAATTTGCCGGGGACACAGGGACGATAGCAAGCGGCGTGGCATCTTCGTATAACTGGACACCCACGTTGACCATGGCTCAGTTGATCCCGTCCGCTGTCAGCGCAACCTGCACGATTTTCTGCGACACGTACAGCGGGTCCACGCTGCTTGGCACGACACAGACTACTTGCACATTGTCCGTCCCGTCAACGGCGAAATGCACCGTATCGTCCGTTGTGCTTGCCGAAACCGTGGCGGGAATAAATTCCAAATTCGGCGCGTTCGTGCAGAACAAGTCGAAGGTATCCGTAACCGGAACGTTCGTACAGGGCAATGTTTCACCGGCTTATGGCGCAACGGTCGCGGCAGTTTCTATCACGATAAACGGGCAGACGCTGAATGCGAATGGGGCCGTCACGAATCTGCTGTACACAAGCGGAACGAACAGCTACACGATGACGATCACCGACACCAGAGGCAGGACGGACAGCTACACCGGAACATACAACGTACTGGCCTATAACGCACCGTCCGCATCGGAAACGACGGAGAGGAACGAATCGGACGATACGAAGATAGACATATCGTATGCGTGGACAATATCAGCGTGTTCCAACCATAACGACAAGGCCATTACGATCAGCTACGGACCGGTTGGCGGCGCACAGACAACAGTAAGCATTACGCCGTCAACGTATACCGGAACAGGAACGTACCAGATAAGCGGGACAGATCCGAACGATACTTATAATGTGACCGTGACCGTCACGGACTACTTTGGAAGTGCCAATGCTTCATCGGCAGTTTCGGCAACAGGCAACCGTATATTCCGAGTTTCCGCAACGGACAAACGGTTGATTCTGTACAACGGAATACAGCTTGGCGCGACCGTATTGACAGAAGCGCAGTTACAGCAACTACTTGGACTGATTTGAGGTAAAAACAATGTACTTTATCATCGAGATTCAAAGCAACAAGACCGGAGAACAGGCGGCAATCGCTCCCATCCCAGGTTACACGGACAAGGACAAAGCCATTAGTGCTTTCTACTACAAGCTGGTATACGCCGCTGACCCGGACCTGTCCAAAGTCGAGAAACACACCGTAATGCTCATCGACCACCTTGGACAAACACTTATGCACAACGTATTTGAGCATGAGTTCCCCGAACCGGAACCGGAACCCGCACCAGAACCGGAACCGGAACAGGACGAGCCGATTGAACCTGTCGAAGAAGAACCGGAAGAAGATAATCCGGTAAAGGATGAACCGGAGGCGGAAGAAGTACCGGAAGAAGAACCCGCGATTGACGAACCGGTAGAGGACGAACCGGAGCGGGAAGAAGATGAACCGGAACCCGCCGAAGATGTGGCCGAAGAAGGTGAAGAGCCGTGACGGTCTACATCGGAAACGCAGTAGGCGACGAACACGGTAAAGCAAGCGGCGGAGAACCGGGCGACCAAACCGGAAAGGAACTGCGTATACAGCCTTGGTATCTAAACAAAAAAGGCTGGCGCGTGTTTCGGCCCAAATCGCATGAAGTCGCACAGAAACTTGCCGACGATATGCGGGCGGCCTGTGAGAACCCGGCAATCGGTTACGACCAGAAGCAGCGCAATACGTTGTACAACGTTGCGGATCAAGTCGGTTTCGACTGCACGAAGGTGGATAAACCGTGCGAGTGCGACTGTTCCAGCCTGGTCCGCGTGTGCCTTGCGTATGCGGGAATCAAAACCGGAAATTTCAATACGGCATCTGAACCGTCCGTACTGAAAAAGACAGGCGCGTTTGACGAAATGATAGGCCCGGAGTACACGGACGAAAGCGGATGGCTAAAGACCGGCGACATACTGGTTACGACCGTTAAGGGACACACCGCAATCGTGCTGAACAATGGCGACCATGTTGACCCGCGTCCACCGGAACCGGATCCTCCCGAACCGGAGCCCCCCGAACCGAAGAATCAGTACGTGGAAGTTATCGGCAAATCGGTGCGTGTTAGATCGTCCGATTCCGTACTTGGCAGAACGCAGTTTATCGCGCATAACGAGGCGTGGTACAAGGCAAGGGGCATACAGCACGGCAACGATACGTTCCCGATGGTAGGCGTTGCTCCGTCCGGTTGGTATCAAATCGATGCGGGACGCGGAGAATCGTACATAACGAGCAAGACAAAATATACAAAGCTGGTGGAAAAATGAACGAACTGACACAAGACATCATACTGTGGGGCGGAGTGGCCGGTGCGATAGTGGCGATTATCGCGCTTATCGTCAAGGCGGTCAACGCGGTCAAGACGGGCGTAACGTACTTCACCGATTTGAAGAAATCCGTTGACACACTAATAGAACATGACCACACGCAGTACATGGCGATACTCCGCCTTACCGTAATGAGCGACAACATCCCGCTTTCCGAACGGATAAACGCCGGTAAAGAGTACCTAAATGAACACGGAAATGGCGATGTGCAAGCATACTACAACGAAGTGCTTAAACCGCACGATATTAAATTGAAGGGAGAATAGAAATGGGCGTAAATCAGACCCCGGACGGACGGGTAAATGTAGGCCTTGGGTACAACGGCATAAACGAATACAAGGGGTACGCTGGTCGGCGCGAAATCGTCATCCAGCTTACCGCCAACGGCGCAACGCAGGACAGTTTGGACGCGTTGGATTTTCTTAAATCCTATGCGCTATACCATAACAGCGTTGGCGAACCGATCTTCCCAGCAAGCACAAATGTGTTCATCAGCAATAACGGCGTGACAAAAGCTGTCGAAGCGGACGAAGTGACCGTGGACGGAAACAACGTAAACATCGGCGGATGCGTGTGGAACGGCGAAAGTTGGGACTTCACGAACGCGGGGCAAGGCGGCGGCTCCAACAAATTCATCGTCACCCTCACCCCGACCTCGCCCGACTACTCCGGCACGATGGACAAGACGGTGGCTGAAATCAATGCGGCGTATGAGGCGGGGCAACAGATTGTGTTCCGTTTAATGGTATCGTCCGGCGTATATTACGATTTCGCAACGACTGTTACCTATATTGGCGCGCACCCATATCCTGAACACTTTTGCATGGGGGCCGTTGGTAGCAATCTTATAGTATACTCGTCCGATACAGACAATCCGGAAAATACGGCATATCACACCACCGTCTACTCCCTCACCCCCGCAAGCTGAAAGGAGAATAACCTATGAGCAACAAAACCTTCGACATCCTCCGTACCATCGTTGAAATCGTACTCCCCGCTTTGAGTGCGGCCTACTTCGGCCTGTCTGAGATTTGGGGCCTCCCTGTCCCCGATAAAATCTGCGGCACGATTGCTGTTCTCATCACATTCATCTCTGCTTTCCTCAATGTGAAGAGAAAACAGTACAACGATGAACTTGACGGCGGTGATATGTAATGGTACAGGCAACGACACCTACGTTCGTATTGACGCTTCCGGAAGAAGTAGACCTTTCCGAAGCATCGAATATATACTTCACGCTTCAACAGAAAAACGTACAGATCAACAAGTCCGGCGACGAATTGGTAATTGACGGGCAGACCGTTTCTGTGTACTTGGAACAGTCCGAAACGCTACTGATCGAAGCCGGTAGAGCGCAACTGCAACTGAACTGGACTTATGCGAACGGGGCAAGAGCGTGTAGCGACATTGTTTCCGTACCTGTTTCTGAAAACCTACTAAAGAGGGTGGTAGAATGAACTTCCCCATACCAGTAAACTTGACCGTGGCGCAAAACAACGTTCCGGTCAACATAACGGTTTCGGACAATTCGGAAAGTATCGGCCTTGATATTGAAACGCAAATCGTAGCAAGCGTCGCAAGAGAATACGAAGGGCCATATACGATAAATCCGTCTGAATCGGTACAGACACTTGAAACGGACGAAAAAATAATGGCCGACAATGTTACTGTCGGTGCGATCCCTGCTGATTATATCGGGAGTTCGGTTCCTCGTAAAACTTCGGCATACTTGACCGCAAGAGGACCGACCGTTACTGCTCCTGCTGGGTATTACGCAGAATCAGCAAGTAAGACAGTACAGAGTGGGTCTGTTACAATCCCAAACACCACAATCTCGTTATCGTATTTCAATGCAAGCATCAATGATTCAAACGGGTCTGTTGTGGTGCAAGCAAGCGGTAATAAGACGGTTACACCGACCGTCACGGAGGGGTATATTTCGTCTGTTGCAAGCAAGACCATGTTTGCAAGCGGAAGTAGCATCGGCAAGGTTCTGACTACTGCTCCTGCGGCTACCATTACACCGACCGAAACAGAGCAGACTGCGGCGGCAAAGCACATTTGGACAACGGGTGAAATCAAAGTCGGTGCTATTCCGTCAAATTATGTTGGGTCAAGCGTTCCTACGCAAGCCGCGCAGACGATAACCCCGACCACCACCGACCAAACGATTGCAAGCGACACGTATTTGACAGGGGCGCAGACAATCAAAGGCGATGCGAACCTTCTTGCCGAGAATATCAAGAAGGATGTAACCCTGTTCAATGTTGTCGGTTCGTATGAGGGCGGCTTAACCGAAGACACGCTCTTAAAAGCACTTAGCAACAAAACCACAAGCGTGGAAGATGATACGCTGACAAGTATACGGTCATATGGCCTTGCTTATTTGACCGCTTTGACGAGCGTTAGTTTCCTCAACTTGCAGACTATCAACTCCTACGTATTTTACAACGATTACAGCCTCATAATGAACGGTTGGCCATTCCCGAAAGCGAAGACCATCGGCAACTATGCGTTTCGGTACTGCTACGGCCTGACAGGGGATATTGTGTTGCCAAGCACGGTAACTTCAATCGGTCAGTACGCTTTCGCCAACTGCGACCACATGGAAACATTCACGGCTACAGGAGCCATATCCAACCTTGGAACGTACACTTTCACCGGTGCGTCTGGTCGTGTTATGGCCCTTCGGGAAATCCACCTCCCTAACCTTGGCGCGGGCATCGCATTGAACCAAAACTTCGGTTCGACCACCGCCGCCAACGCCTGTCAACATTTGGAAGTGTGCGACATCGGCAACGCAAAGAGCATAGCGGCTAATACGTTTGCGAACTGCTACAAGTTGCAGACCCTTATCATGCGGAGGACTTCGGTCACGACTTGTGCCAACGTTTCGGCGTTCCTTAATACTCCTTTGCGTGGCAGAAGCGGCTTGACCGCTAAAATCTACGTGCCTGAAGCGTTGATTGATTCCTACAAGGCCGCAAGCGTTTGGACAACGATAAACGGTTACGGATATGTCGAGTGGCTATCCATCGAGGGAAGTCCATACGAATTATGAGGTGACGATGCTACCAGAAACGAAACCGATACTGTTCAACTGTCCTAAAGAATACGACACCGTTGAAATCTACCCTGTCCACGATTTGCATTACGGATCGGAGCAATTCAACCTTCGGAAGTGGAACGCATTACACGATTTGATCCTGTCCGCACCGAACAGGTTCATCGTGTGGGTTGGCGATCTGCTTGAAAACTCCGTTCCGTTCAGCAACCATTCGGACTGCCTTACGCAGATGTATTCGCCGCAGGAGCAGAAAGAGTACATTACCGCGCTGTTCAAGGAGTTCAAAAAGAGGACCATAGCGATCCTTGACGGCAACCACGAAGCGAACAGATCCACCAAAATGTGCGGACTGTACCCATTGTACGATTGCGCCTGTATCGCGGGCATACCAGAGCAGTACAGATCGGCATACGCCGTAATGGATATTGGGGTCGGAACGGACGCGAACGGCATGAAGGGCAGACAGCTTCACTACGTTGGTTTCGCAACGCACAGGGCGAAGAACCTTAAATCGTTTGCTTCGGTCGATGCTCTTGAAGGGTTCGACTTCTTCCTGTCCGGCCACGACCATGAACCTACCGACCATTCACGCGGCAAACTGGTCTATGACGCACGGAACCACGCGGTTCAATTCAAATCGGTCGATGTGGTCAACTGCGGAGCGTTCCTGTCCTACGGCGGGTACGGCGCACAAGCGGGGTACAGGCCCAAATCGGACAAACTGTACAAACTTGTGCTGCACGGTGGCAGAACGAAGCAGATTGAAACAGTAGGCTTTTATTTGTAGCGTTTTATGCGGAATCCATAGCTGTCCACCGCTGGGCAACCGTGATAGTCGGGTAAAGTTGTATCATATCGGGTACAAAACACGACGAAGCAATACGAAACATACCCGATGGGTTATAAAATTGCATAGGTTTCCGGGCGTTTTGCTCCTTCTCCGCCCGGAGTTGGCGGGATCCCTCCACCCGCCGCGCCCCAGGTTTGGTCCGCCTGGGGCATTTTTATATGGCTACTGGTGGTGCGTTATAGGAATGACACTTAACCGTTGAACAACGGCTTGTACGTTCCGTCCGGTTTTATCTCGATATGATGCAGGATAGTCCGCCAGAAGTGTGCGCGGTCTTCCGGATCAATACGGTCGTACAGACTGCGCCACCCCGAATTGAGTATTGCGTTCAGCTTGTCATAATCCAATTCGGCATGGTCGGATTCTAATTTCCCCAATTCGGCGCGGATAGCATCGCGGCGTTTCTCATAGGCATCTTTACTTATGTCGCCATCGATGTAAAGATTTTTGAGCCGTTCCAGTTTGGCCTGTAAAGATTTTTGTTGCTTTTCGCATTTATCTTTTTTGGGCGGTTTCATTTGTGGTTTTTCGCGGTACGCATCCAATTCCGGTTTGATACGTTCCAGTAAAAACGCTTCTATACGGTCCTGCCTGTGCCACACGGAGTATTCACAGGCGTGATAGGACAGGTGGTACGGGCATACATAGTAAATGTACGAATTGGTGCGCCCTACCATGTTCCGACCGCAAACAGGGCAACGCAACAGGCCACGGAACAGGTATTCCGAATTGTGCTTTTGGGTCCGGTAGATAGGTTTCCTCCGCTTCAAGTCCAACCACTCCGCCTTGGTCAAATACGGTTCGCAGTAGTCCGGATTGCCACGGTATTCGCCGTAGTACATCGTATTGGACATAATCTTGCTGAACGATGCTTGCCATATAGTTATGCCGTACTGGTCCTTCATGTATCGGATCGTAGCAAGCTGGTTCTGTGTGCGCCGGTAGTAATCGAACATATCGGACACAGCGTCTTGAACAGACGGGTCCTTCACGACCCGCTTGCCCTGTTCCGTATTGACCGTCATGTACCCAAGCGGCAGATCATGTGTTCCGGAGATCGCGCCGCCATTTGCCACACGATTTGCCATGACGAACTTGATGCGCTGTGATGTGTTTTCAGATTCAAGCTGCGCCGTACCGAGCATTACGGTCACCTGGAACCGTCCGGTCGGGGTCTTCGTTTCAAGGTACGGCTGCTCCACGGCAAGCCAATATACACCGTACCGGTCCAGTTTGTCCTGTACGGCATAGTATTGGGCAGAGTTGCGCGACCACCTTGTTATATCCTTGAACAAGATGCAGTCGAACTTTTTCAATTCGGCATCATGGAGCATCCTGTTTAGTTCTGTGCGCTTCGATAAAGCCTTGTTTGCCGACTTACCTTTATCAGCATACAGGTCGTACACAACCATGCCGTTCTGGGCCGCGTAGGACCTCAGAAGGGATTCCTGTGCTTCAAGACTGTATCCGTGCTGGGCCTGGTCGGTGGTGGAAACGCGGATATACAAGGCGGCGATCATATAGCGCTCTCCAATACTCTGGCCGGTTCTGTCCTATGCAAGTCGCACCGTTTCAAATGTTTCAATTCGTGGCGGAACGCTTTAAGCTGTTCCGATTTGGACAGCAAACAGTTTATGATGATTATGCTTTGCCCGTCCGCGTTCTCCGTAATGAATCCGTTTATAGTGGAGGGCAACACGGCGGTAAACACAAAACAGTCATACTTGGCAAAATACAATGCGATGCACCTCCTTTCAGCAAGAGTATATCACATCACCAAAAATAAACTGGTCAATAAAACGGTCTTATTCATTCCCTGTTCATCTTTTCGACAAACCGAATCACGAATTGCAAATCTTCCTTGGACAGTTTTGAACTGGCAGACAGGAGTGTTCGCAATTCCGGATTGTCCTTCAATTCGTCGCGCAGATCGTCTGTGGGGGATTCGTCTATCTTTACCCCGTCCATCATGCTAAGAAGGTCCCGCGCTGGTATGCCCATGCCATACGCAACCTTGTTGATCGTTCCAAGCTGCGGTATGTACGGTTCCCCATACGAATTGGTTTCATTCTCAATATTTGCTATTGCGGAGTGGGATATGTCGCATTGCTTTGCGAACTGCCGAATGGAAAGGCCGTGTTCTTCACGATAACGGCGCACAATTTCAGATAGTTTCATTACCGTGCCTCCCTGTTTAAGTGTCAATCCTACAATACATTATAAAGCGGAAACTGTCAACAAAAATGAACACAATATTAACATTTGTATTTTACGATTGACAACTAAGTGTCATCAGGCTTATACTGTCGTCAGACAAATTCCACAGGGGGAAACAAAATGAATTTTAGATTAAAGGAGCAAAGAGAGGCGAAGGGCGTTTCAAAGAAGAAACTGTCCGAAATGTCCGGAGTTTCCCGCCCCGTCATCATCCGAATGGAAAGCGGATCTCCGGTCTGCGTTACAACGGACACGCTGGACGCTCTTGCCAATGCTTTGCAAATCGAACCGGTTGATTTAATTTACCCGAACTGTCATCAGTAAAAATACACTTTGGAGGGGAAGGAAATGGAGTATGTAACAATCACCGCCCAGCAAGCGGCAGAACGGCTTCTTTCGATCCGGTGCGCGTTCATCCTGTTTGGATTGATCGCAATCCTATTCACGATTTGGCTTATCAACACCAACCGTAAAGCCGAACGGTGCAGCCTGGAACGGTCCAAGGCGATGAAGCTGCGCGTCCACGACCAAAACAAGGCGGAACGGCAGAACTGGTTACGGGCCAATTTGGAACTTCACGCACAGAACGAACTGCTCCGGAACGAGAACGAACGGCTGGTCAAAGAGAACGAACGGCTCCGGTCCGTAATGGCGCGGGTTAAGGTGTCGGAGTTATGAGTTGGACAGATCCGGAGAAACGGCGTGAATACGGACGGAAGTATCGAATCGAACACCCAGAAAAGTGCAGAGCGTGGAGAAAGAAGTGGCAAGAGGGAAATCCGGAAAAGGTGGCCGAGTATCAAAGGCGATACAGAAAAGCGCACCACGACAAAATACTGGAACGGCAAAGAAAGTACCGCGCAGAACATCGTGAGGAAATAAACGCAAAAAGGAGGAAGACAAAGACAAACATACCGGCTGGCGACGGAACAATTACCGTCGATTTGGACAGGAGGGACAGTTGGAACCGGAAAGCACGGTCTGCGGAGGATGTGTTGTTCCATGCCGAATTTGGTATGGGTTATGACGAAATGGAGAAGTACAGGAGGATAAAGGAGTATGAGTAGGACCCATTGGAAACAGCTTCAAAACAACGACTGGATCGGCGCGTATGCCCTCCAGGACGGACAGGACTTGACCTTGACAATCGACAAGGCCATGCAGGAACAGGTGACCGGAAACAACGGCAAGCGGGAAATGTGCTTAACCGTGCATTGGTTGGAGCGCGACTACAAACCTATGATCGTGAACCGGACCAACGCGAAGACCATTACGAAGGTGACCGGATCTCCGTACATCGAAGACTGGCACGGAAAGCAGATTACCCTGTACGTTGACACAACGCGGTTGGGGTCTGACCTCGTAGAGTGCCTTAGAATACGGCCCTACGCACCGAAGCAGACGAAGCAGACCGCAACGGCCAACGCCGAATTGGTTTGTGCGGATTGCGGCAAACCCATTACGGACGCATACGGAATGAGCGCGGCACAGGTGGCGGACAGCACCACGAAGAAGTACGGCAGACCACTCTGTGCGGATTGTGCGACAGCGGCAGCGGGTAAAGCGAAATGAAGAAGGAACGCCTGACCGCCGCGAACTACCACAGCATCGAAATGAACAACCGGTACTGGTCGGCATCTTTGCTGAAATCCTTTTTGGAATGCCCCGCCCGCGCTTTGGCGGAACTGTCCGGAGAATACGAACGGCAAAAATCGGATGCGCTGTTGATCGGTAGCTACGTTGATGCCGCATTTGAGAGCAAGAAAGCATTCGCCGCGTTCCGGTCGGAGCATCCGGAGATATTCAAGAAAGACGGTTCACTCAAAGCAGAATACGCCAGGGCGGACGCAATGATCGCAAGGGCAAAGTCGGACAAATTGTTCATGGATTACATGAAAGGCCGACACCAGGTTATCAAGACCGCAACGCTGTGGGGCGTACCGTTCAAGGCGAAATTCGATGTACTGAAAGACCGTGGAGCCGGTGAGCATCGGATCGTAGATTTGAAAACCGTCAAGGATCTGTCGCCGGTGTACAAGCCTGGAATGGGCAAGGTTGACTTCGCGACCGCATGGAACTGGCCGTTGCAGATGGCCCTGTACCAGAAAATCGAGGGACACAATCTGCCGTGCTACTTGGCGGTCATTACGAAGCAGGACCCACCGGACATTACGGTGGTGCGGATTCCACAGGCAAGGCTGGACGCGGAGATCGATTTCATCGGCACACGAATTGAAATGTTCAAGGCGATGAAAGCCGGGGTGCTTGAAGCGGACCGATGCGGGAACTGCGCGTATTGCAGATCGTCCCATAAGCTGTCGGAACCGGTTGCCCTGGACTATTACGAAATGATTGGAGGCGGTGACGAATGAGTTTTAACGTAGCACTTGCCCTTATTGTCGGATGCGTGTTGGGCGTATTCTCGACAATCTTACTGGTCGGACTGGCATTTGCTGTCCGCGAACACAAACAAAACAAGAAGGAGGAAACACATGAATAAATGGATTGGCATGGGCCGTATCACAAAGGACATTGAATTGCAGACAACCAAGACCGGCACGGAGTACGCGAAGTTTACAATTGCGGTCAACCGGAAGAAAGACAAGAACGGAGAGCAGAAAGCGGACTTCGTGGACTGCACGGCATGGGGCAAAACGGCAGCGTTCGTTCAGAAGTATTTCAAGAAGGGCGACGGCATTGTGGTCGAGGGCCGTTTTGAATCGGACACCTACGACGCAAAGGACGGCACGAAGCGGACGAAGTGGGGCGTAACGGTTGACAACATCGAGTTTCCCCAGGGCGGAAAAGGCAAATCGGAGCAGACCAATTCGGATGTGGCCAACTTCCAAAACATCGACCCGTCCGACATTCCGTTCTAAGCTGCCATGAGCGATACAGAGAACACCACTTTGAACGGGGGCGTATTGCCCAAGGCAGACCGCGACAAGGCGAAGCAGGACAGGTTCAGAGAAAACCACCGCGACCGGTACAACGCGTACCATAACGAATACTACCAGAACAACAAGGAACGGATCAACGCAAGACGGCGCGAAAGATACCGCGCCAAGAACGGAGGGAACGATGGCGTATAAGACAGGCGATGCTGTCCGGATCAAGGACATACGGAGCAACAACGACTATCCGCTGCAAATGCGGTTGCTGTCTGGTCAATGCGGACACGTAATGGGCGTTATCAAGACGGAAACGGTCGGTTCCGGACAGGCCAAGACCGTGCGGCACTACTACGAACTGGATACGGATGCCGGTTACGGACTGTGGCCGGAAGACTTCCTGGAACCGTATGAAATGCCAACGGACGATGAATGGATCGACACGATACTGAAACTGATCGCGGACATTGAGGGCAAACTGGACCAACTGAAACGGCAGTTGTGGCGGAAGAAGAAGTATGGAAAATAAGCTGACCGTATTGATGGACACCCGCGAGAAACCAAAGGCGGTACAGACCATCATGAAGCAGTTTGAAGCGGCTGGGGTGCGGGTCATCAGAACGAAACTTTGGGTAGCGGACTACCAGTTGTTCGAAAATCCGCACCTGGTCGTGGACAGGAAACAGTCCCTATCGGAGATATGCAACAACGTTGTGCAAGACCACAAGCGGTTCCGTGACGAACTGATCCGCGCACAGGAAGTCGGCATTTCCGTAGTAGTCCTGATAGAGCATGGCGGGGGAATCAAATCGTTGGACGATGTTCCGAATTGGGTCAATCCGCGTTTGAAGGTTTCCCCGCTGGCGGTAAGCGGCGAGCGGCTTTACAAGATACTGAAAGCCATGGAGTACACGTACAAAGTCCGGTTTGAGTTCTGCGATAAGCGGCAGACCGGCAAAAGAATATTGCAAATCTTAACGGAGGGAGCGAATGACGCACACACCGACACCAAAGCAGAAACTTGAAGGGAATCGCGCATGGCCCTTCACGATCAACCGGCGCGACCGATGCGTTAAGCGCATCATGGAGGAAACCGGAATCGGCAAATACGAAGCGGAGATAGCGTACCGGATCGCAACGAGTGGACTGGTCGGCAAAAGAGAAGTGGAGGATAGCAATGGCGAAGATGGTTAAGGTACACGAAACCATTACGGACGCTGATACCTGGCTGAATTGGGAAATGGTCACATCGGTGCAGTCGGCAGAGGGTGACATGGTACTGGTCCGGATGGTCAACGGAGATACGTACAGGGTCCGCAAGTCGGAACTGAACGAGATATGACGGACTATACCGAGATAATCAAGCGGCTGGTCCCGATGCAGGATGTGGCAGAACGGTACACCGGCGAACAGATACGTTTTAACCGGATGCGCTGCCCGATACACCACGGCAAGGACCGGAACCTGCGGATCTATCCGAAAAGCTACTACTGCTGGGTATGCCACGCGCACGGCGATGTTATCCAATTCGTGATGTCCGTATTGGGCCTGTCGTTCCAGGACGCGATTCGGCGGATAAATGATGACTTCGGATTGGGTCTGCCGATTGGCGCGGAACCGTCAGATGCGGAACGGCACAGGCTGAACGAACTGAACCGGAAGATCGAAGAACACCGCCGGTTGGAGGATGCACGTTTGAGCGACGCAGAGGCCCGCGAACGGCTGGCGGCGGATTGGGTAGGGTTGTTGCACCAGGTCGAGATAATCTGCCGGGAAAAGGCCCCTAAAACGCCCTGGGACGAATGGGCGGAAGACTGGTGCGAGGCGATGAGAGTAAGGACGGAATTATTGGAGGAAGTGAAGTGAACTCATTACAGAAAGAAATAAACCTTGTTTCTACCGTGCAGGAGGACGATATAACAAAGGAAATCGAAACGTACTTCGACTACCGTTGCGAAAACGGAACGGTTATGGAATCTATATTTGTTCCCGATTTCCCAACAGATTATCAGATCGGGTTGATTGTTGGAAGTAGCGGTAGCGGAAAAACGACAATCTTGAATAAGTGCTTTGGAAAAGATCAAATAATTGAATGGGACAACAGAAAAAGCATAGCCTCTCATTTCGATAGCGTACAAGAAGCAAGCGAAAGGTTTGGGGCGGTTGGCTTGAACAGCATCCCTTCTTGGCTTAAACCGTATAACGTATTGTCGAATGGGGAGAAGTTTAGGGCGGATCTCGCAAGAAAACTTGAAAACAGAGCTGTCATAGACGAGTTTACAAGCGTAGTAAATAGGGAAGTCGCTATATCTTGTAGCATGAGCATAGAGAAATATATTAGGCGGAATAGCCTTCAAAACATTACTTTTTGTTCATGCCACGATGACATTATCCCATATTTGAAGCCGGATTGGGTATACAACACGGATTCACACGAATTTTATAATGGGAGGTATCTTTGTAGACCGAAGATCGAGATTGAAGTCAATCCTTGTCACAGAAAGGCATGGGATATGTTTAAGAAGTATCATTATTTAAGTGGAGAATTGAACAAAGCGAGTACGTGCTATCTGGCGACATACAAGGACATCCCTATTGCTTTTGCTGCACTATTGGCACTACCAGGTAAAGGCTTATTACACGCTTGGAAGGAACATAGGATAGTTGTTCACCCAGATTATCAGGGTATGGGAATTGGAAACAAATTCTCCGAATCTCTGGCCCAAGCATACATTGAGAAGGGTTGTCGATACTTTTGCAAAACAAGCAATCCGCGCATGGGGGAACACCGAGAGAAGTCGAGTTTGTGGAGAGCCACAGCGCACAACAAAAAGCGTCGGCCAGACTATGTGACAGCAAACCGTGGTGCGAAATTCAGAAAAGAACGATACGAAGCTCACACAAACAGATTGTGTTATTGCCACGAATATGTAGGTGACGGCAGAAAATACCCATACACTTATTCCGAAAACGGCGCAAGCAAACAAATGAGTCTGTTTGACATAGCATTGTAACGGTAAAACAGTATGAGCAAATTCGATGAACTGATAACCGAATACGACTACCTGTTCCAGAAGCAGTACCGGATAGACCCATTCGGCGTGAAGCTGGGCAGCACAGACGAAGCGGGGAATTTCAAATCGGACAAGGCCGTTTCACCCAAACCGATCCTGCCTACCGCGATCCTTGATAACCTGGACAGCGAAGTGCAGAAGGTTGAGATCGCATGGTGGGAATCGGACCGATGGAAACGCACCGTAACGAACCGGGAAACGCTGGTCAACAACAGCAAGATCACGAAACTGGCGGACCGTGGCGTACCGGTTGGGTCGGACAACGCAAGGGTGCTGTCAACCTACTTCAATACGCTGCTTTGCGAGTTTGACGGGAAACTGCCACGCAAACCGGCGCGGTCCGTAATGGGTTGGTGCGAACTGGACGAACGGACGCTGTTTATGCCGTACACCGATTTGATTCAATTCGACGGCGGCGACGAGTACAAAGCAGAGTACAAGGCGATCCGGAACAAAGGGACCCTGGACGAATGGGTGGAACGGTTGGAACCGCTGCGGGTCAGCTTTGAAGTGCGGCTAATGATGGCTGCTTCGTTCGCTTCGCCGCTGATTGGACTGATACAGGAGAACCCGTTCGTGTTCCATCTGTACGGAGAATCCGGTTCCGGTAAAACGGTGTGTATGCTGTTGGCTATGTCGATTTGGGGAGATCCGGACCAGGGCAAACTGCTTCGGTCCATGAACACCACGGTAAACGCGATGATGGAACGTGCTACCTTCCTAAATTCGCTGCCGTTCGCCGGTGACGAATTGCAGACCATCAAATCAAGATGGACCGGCACATACGATTCGTTGATCATGCAGATAACCGAGGGGATCAATCGTGGCCGCATGAAGAACAACGAAGTCCAGGAAATGAAGTCGTGGAAATGCGCGTTCCTGTTCACCGGAGAGGAACCGTGCGTCAAGGCGACATCCGGCGGCGGCGTAGTGAACCGGTGCATCCAGGTTGAGATCAAACAGGCCGTATTCGACAAGGACGGTCCGGACAGCGGCAACAAGATTGCTAACTTCGCACGGAACCATTACGGAAACGCCGGACGCGCCTACATTGAACGGATCATGGCGATCAAGGCTGGGTTGGCTCCGGTGGATTACACGGTGAAGGGTCTATACGATTCGTACTATTCCGAACTGGTCAAAGGCAATACGACTGAGAAACAGGCGGGTGCTATGGCATTGATGCTGACAGGCGACCGAATTGCTCACGATCTGTTCTGGAACGGTGAGGCCGACCACGTAGCGCACGGCGAGGAACAGCTAACCGCCGAACTGGTTGCGGAATACCTTGCGACACGGAGCCAGGTGGATGTAGCGAAACGAGCGTACACGTATCTTTGCGGCGTGATAGCGGAGAACAGCTACAACTTCACCGCCGGTTCCAGAGTGGCATGGGGCGTTTTCGACAACGGCGACAATCCGAAGCAAGTCGATTTCGTGAGAACAGTACTGGAACGAGTGCTTACGGATGCCGGATTCGACTTCGATGCGATCAAGAAAAAGTGGGCCGCGAACGGGTACATCGTGTTCCGTGAATCGGCGCGGTCGTACATCTACACAACAAGGATCTGCGGCGTACCGACACAATGCG